CATCGAATTGCAGCGACTGCAATTGCACGCTGACGCCCGAACAGGTGCGCCAGTTTGCAAAGCGCTACGCCTACCTTCGCGGGCGCTCACTGGACGCGATCAAGGAGGGCGGCGTTTTCGCTGGCCTAACGCCTGACAACGTGGTTCTGAACGGTGACGACCTAGACGCGGCTATTGATGGCGCGCTGGCCTTGCTGGTCAACACCAAAGGTAAACGGCCCGCACAGGGCACCGACGCAGGTCCGGTTTGACCGCATAGTTCGGCCTGACATCGACTCAATCAAATAACCGCAGCCGGGGCCGGGCCATCCCGGTACGTCAAGCCAGCAAGTGACGTTTGCACCCTCACGGGCAACAACACTGGCAGCATGGGGCGGGGTATTCCTTTCTTCGTTGACCATGTCGCACATAATCCCACCCCTGATAATTCTGTTGGGGGTGGGTGGTGCGTAAATCCTCAAAACCTATGGAAAACCCCTAGAAAATAACCGAAAAAAAGCCTTGCACCCGCTAAAATGGGTGTATAATTTCATTCATGGACAGGCACAGGGCAGGTCCTAAACTAAGGGGAAAAATCATGCAAGTAGCTCACATCAACACCAAAGGCCTGACCCAAATTCATCATGCCCTCGGGCGGCACCACAAACTTGGGGCCGATCACTTTACCCCGCCAATGCTCAGCGCATGGGCCAAAGAAGCCGAAGACCATTTCAATAATGGCAACGGCTGCTATTTTGAAATCCGCAGCTTTGACAGCAACAGCGGCACCCCGGTGGAGGTAGTCATCACGCCAGACGGCTACGAGGTCACCGCCAATGATGACTGAAGCCCAATTCCAAGCCCTGGCGCAGATCCTACGCCTACGCCAAGGCTCAACCCGTGAGGCCGTGCGCCTGCACCTGGTTGCAGGGCTGACCGTGCCCGATGCTGCCCGCCAAGCCGGGGTGAAGTATCAACTGGCCCTGAAAGCCGTCAAGCGGGCAAAAGATGGTCACAAGCTGGCCATTGCAGCCAAAAGTGAGCAAAATGAGGCAAAATAGAGCTATGGCAAAAGCATCAAAACCAACCCCAGGCCAGCCCCTGCAAATTGAGCAGGTGGCTGTGAGTGCCCTTATTCCCTACGCCCGCAACAGCCGAACGCATAGTGACGCACAGGTGGCACAGATAGCCGCAAGCATCAAAGAGTTTGGGTTCACAAACCCCGTGCTGATTGATAAGGACGGCGGCATCATTGCCGGGCATGGCCGCGTAATGGCTGCGCGTAAGCTGAAGCTAGACGAAGTGCCGTGCATCCGCCTAGAGCACCTGACAGACACGCAGAAACGCGCATACATCATCGCCGATAACAAGCTTGCCCTAAATGCCGGATGGGACGCTGAGGCTTTGCAGATTGAGTTAGCCGAGCTGGACGTGGCAGGGTTTAAGCTAGACCTGACCGGCTTCGACGGCGACGACCTGACCCGCGCTATGTTTGGTGAGTTGGCCGTTGACGGCGCGCCGGATGGCGGTAAAGACACGGAGCAGCAAGAGGCCGATGAGCAGGATGCAGGGCAAGAGCAAAAACAGGCCGAGCAAAGCGCTAAGCTGGCAGATGAGTTTGGTGCGGCTCCGTTTTCCGTATTGGACACGCGAAAAGGTGAATGGCTTGATAAAAAAAGAGTTTGGAGGGATGCTATCGGTGACGATGGCGAAAGTAGGGAAAACACACTGTTTACATCATCTGGTGACGATGTAAGCAACAAACTTCAGGATTTTGCCGGGGTTTCAATATTAGACCCGGTTATGGCGGAGCTTATGGTGCGATGGTTTGGTACACCTGGCGGCGTGGCGTTTGACCCGTTTGCCGGTGATAGTGTGTTCGGCTTTGTGAGCGCAAAACTTGGCATGAAATTTAAGGGGATTGAACTGCGCAAAGAGCAGGTAGACCTAAACCAGACGCGAGTGAATGACGCGGGGCTTGATGCCATTTATTACAACGACACGAGCGAAAATATGAGCGCATACATCAAAGACGGTGAATGCGACATGATTTTTACATGCCCTCCTTACGCTGACCTAGAGATTTACAGCAACGACCCGCGTGACTTAAGTACAATGGGGCACAACCAGTTTTTTGAGGTGTATGCAAAAATACTGGCTCAAACCTTCGGTAAACTGAAAAACAACAGGTTTGCAGTTGTTGTCATGGGTGAGGTGCGGGGTAAAGATGGCGGGTATATCGGGACTATTCCAAAAACCATTTCAATAATGGAGCGCGCCGGTTACACATACTACAACGAGATGATTATTGTCAATACGGCTGGAACATTAGCGCTTCGGGCCGGGAGGCAGATGAGAGCAACTCGCAAAATTGGAAAAATGCACCAAAACATCTTAGTGTTTTTGAAGGGGTCTGCGAAGGTGGCGGCACAAGAACTTGGCGACATAAAAATACCGGAAAGCGCGGGAAATGAATAATCGTGGGCTGCACGCAACGCTAGACCTTTACATGGCCGAGTCGGTAAGCGATGCCGCCATGATTCAGTACTGTAACGACGCTATTCTAAAAAGCAAAATGACCATCGTCGCATGTACCATAAAGCAGTTTGAACCGCATGGGGTGACGGTGGTTTGGATCCTTTCCGAAAGTCACTTCACACTGCACACATACCCGGAGCATAAATACGCAAGCGTAGATTGCTACACATGCGGCAACGAGGGATCACCTGGTGATGCCGTTGACCGCTTGATAGAACTACTTCAACCAAGGCATGCGGTGAAAAACTTATTCGCCAGAGGAAAACCCATACCGGGTACGGAGGGCAGCGATGCCTAAAGCAATGCAATCATCTACCGACTTGCCAAGACCCACAACCCAGCGCGGGTTAGTGAATGCAGTGTGCGCATCCAAGATGGCGTTACGTTCTTTGCCTAAGTCGTGGAACTTGGCGGCAATGGCAATGGCTTTTTTGAAGTCGCCTGCGACGAAGGCATCTTGGACGGTTGAAAGTTTCGTTTGCATGTCTGCTCCTGTTGCGCCTATCTTAGCGGTGAAGAAATAAAATCCAATAGGGACAAACCCTAATACGCTATGACAACACTAACCCCAAAACAAGAAAAGTTCGCTCAGTGCATAGCCGATGGCATGAGCCAAGCGGACGCATACCGTGCAGCATATAGCGCTGGCAAGATGGGTGAGGGCGCTTTGCATGTTGAAGCCAGCAAATTGATGGATAACCCTAAGATAACCCTAAGGCTGTCCGAATTGCGCGGCAAACTGGAAAAGAAGGCCCTCTGGACGCGTGAAATGAGCGTACAGGCCCTCGCGCAGGCATACAAGGTAGCTCAGGGTCAGAATAACGCTTCGGGCATGACAGGGGCCGTTAAAGAGCTTAATGCCATGCACGGGTTTAATGCACCCGTTGAAATCAGCGCAACAGTGAAGAGCCTGCCGGCAAGCGTGGATGATTTTGTGTGAGCCTGACACCATCACAAAAAGCGTTTGCAACATCACGCGCACCGTTCCCGGCGTTCGTTGGCGGTTACGGAAGCGGTAAAAGCGCGGCGGCTATTGCCCGTGCGATGGCCCTGAAAATGCACTTCAAACAGTGCGACGTGGCCTATTACCTGCCCACGTACACACTGGTCGAGGATATTGCTTACCGCCGATTCCCTGAGTTGTGCGAGCGCAAGGGGTGGCCGTACAAGCTCAACAAGGCAAGCGCATACATCGAATTCCCAAACGCTGGGCGCATCATCTTCCGCACAATGATGGATCCGCACCGCATTGTTGGTTACGAGGTTGCACACTCAATTATTGATGAGCTGGACACCTTGCCGACCGAGAAGGCCAGAGAGGTTTGGAACCGGGTTATTGCCCGCAACCGCCAGAAAATGCCGGGTGACTTTCCGAACACGGTGGGTGTGGCGACTACGCCAGAGGGCTTTCGCTTTGTCTATGAGCGTTGGCACAAAAAACCCGCCGAGGGGTATGTTCTTTTCAGGGGGCGAACAATCGAAAACGCGGCCAACTTGCAGCCTGGCTACATCGAAAACCTGCGCAACAGCTACCCCGAGCAGTTGCTAAGTGCTTACCTCGATGGTGAGTTCGTCAACCTGGCCAGCCACAGCGTTTACTCTGAGTTCGACCGGGCATTGAATAGCAGCACCGAGACAATCAAGCCATACGAGCCGCTGCACATAGGGCTGGACTTTAACGTGGGCAACGTGAGCGCGGCGGTGGGTGTGTTTCGTGGCGACACCCTGCACATCATCGAGGAATTGACGGGGGTTCGTGATACGCCAAGTCTTTGCATGATGCTCAAGGACAAATACAAGGCAG